CTCCAAAGCCTGTTCCAAACTCTTCTTTGTATGTTGGTAGACAAATGTGGGTTTGTGTGTCGTGATAGATTTTTGTTCGACCAACTCGAACTCTCATCAATTCTATTTGCCAAGATTCGTGAACGTGTCCACTAATTACAATATCAGCGTCAGGAAGATAGGTGGCTTTTCTGTTTGTCTGGATCACTCCTTTTGTGACTGGGCCGCCTCCACCATAACCATGAGAATAGTGAAGCGTGACGTTTCTTCCCAAGTTCTTTTGCTTGCCTTGCACGATGTCGATAAGTTTGAACCGAACGAATCCAGAATAACCACCGTTGTAAACTGTTTCACCAGAAATGTAATTCATCGTGGAGCAGAAGCGTTCTGTCAAATCGGTCTCATGTCGCTTCTTGATGGATGCTTCATGATTACCAGCCGCAACCATTGCAAAGTTCTTTGCATATGGGGCGAAGAAATCAGCACCCGTTTTAATTAAGGCATCGAGATAATTTGAAACCTGATGCTCTGGGCGGAGATCGGATTTGGATGATCTTGGATCGTACTTCCCCTGCATCGCACAATACAAATCACCGGCATCAATGATGACGGCATTTCGTTCGAGTGCTTCATCCAAATGTTTCTTCTGAAGAGCGTGGTCGGATTTTGGGTTGTCCCAATGTCGATCACTCGTGAGCAATACCCATTGCTCAAACTGGGAGACCTTACGATCCCCCAACATCAGATTGATGTCAAATAGATTCTTCCCTGTTTTCGAAACGTGAAATGGGAGTTCGCTCATTCAATTTCATCCGCTCTCTGTCTCCATAATATCAAACCGCTGATGTTCGATGATCCAGCAAAACCAACTCTTGCCATCAAAAGAAGAGATCAATACAACATGTAAAATCTCACCCTCGTTCGTTTCAGCACGAACCAAAACTTGATCTGGTTCACTACTGAATATTGTATCCTCAACAACGTGTTTGGGATAAGACGATTTTTCAAACGGGATCGCCTGACTTCTCATTTTATTCAAATAATTTATTCGATCACTAAAACCATCGTGATCTTGTGAACTCATTATATTGTACCCACAACTCTTTTTTGTTTAGTGATTAAATTGAATGCACCTGAAGAGGCATCCACTTGATCTTTGTAGGTTGATGCTGGGAAGAATCGAAGCTCTTCAAGGAAATCAGAATTCCAATCTGCTTTTTTTATTGAGACATTATTTGAATTGACTTGGCTGGAGAATGGGTCAGCCCTCAATGCTTTGTCACCTGTTGGCCTGTCAGTCTTCACACGGAATCCAGCAAGCCTTCGAACGGTTGCTTCTGCTGATTCCTTGCCGCCACTTCCTGGCTCTTGTTCAAGTCCTATGATGGTTCCCTTACCATCGGCTTGTGCGGTTTGTTGAATCACCTTTTCACGCTCTGAGCTATCCCATTGCCCCCGTATGATGTCCAAAACCCAATATCGATTGTCAGCATCGACACCAATCAAAGCTCCCACCGTATAAGCTCCCGCCCCATGTGTTCCAGCCTTATCCCAAAACCGAACACGTTTCCGAATAGATGATTCAGATGGAGCTTCATCAATCCGAATTCTCTCCACCTTAAACATTCCCCCACCGAGAGGAACAGGGTTCTGTCCATACTGACCAGAGAAACCAAACTCCCCCAACTGCATTCTCGATTGCCTCAAAATCTCTCTTGGCAATCGAACCGGATCAAACAAACCATCCACATAAAATTCAGATAGTTCTTTCGGCTTCACTTCAAATCCTTCATTCAAATCCGCCGGAAGTGAAATGTGTTTGACCTTTGCACCCTTCTTCGATTTCCCCAACCAATTACCCGTTGGATCATTCTGGTGGAGTCTTTGCATTATAAGAATTGTTGGAGTTAAAGTCTTATCCACTTTTCTGGATGGGAGCGTTTCATTCATCCATGTGTTGGCTTTTTTAATCTCTACTTCTGACAAAACTTTTTGCGGATCAATCGGATCATCGATGATCAAGAAATGAGCATGGAAACCAACCGGCGACTTCCCTCCAACCGTGACTGATTTTCTCATTCCCCCTTTTGTATTTGCGAAATATCCTTTGGTGTTTTGATCATCTCTTAATTCTATTTCTGGAAAACATGCAGAGAATGACGGTTTGGAATCTACTCTATCATGGGCGGCAATGATGTCTCTGCATTTTCTGGATAAGTCCATTCCCAAATCAAAAGCATGACTTCCGCAAATGTGTCTAGCTGTTGCCATTTGTGTCCAAGTCCAAGCGGGAAAGGCAACCGAAGCAATGGTTGATTTGGTTGATGCTGGTGAGATGTTTATGATTAAATCGTAGTCTTTGGGTTTTCCTGCAAAGACTCTTTCCGCCACCTCTTGAAGTTCATTGCACAAATATTCAATGTGCCAATTCCAAACAGGGTCTTCCGGAATGATGACATCCCAAAACTCTTTGACGAATTCAAAGAACGATTGTTTGGTTATGGATCGGACAAGATCAACTTCACTGAATGACGGATTCAATTCACTTCCCTTTTCGGATAGGGTTTTAACAGATGGGCGATTTGCTTTTTATGATATGCTCTTTCCTTTTTACTTCCTCTAAATAAAAAGTATCTACCTTTCGAATTCTGTTTTACCTTTTCAACATTTGGATGACGTTTCTTTATCTCTTCCAATCTGGTGGTTCCAAATTTGGCTCTCATGGCTCTGGAGCCGTACAACTTCCCATTGATCAACCATCCATCTCTGTCACCTTTTCGGCTGTTGACGTTTGGATTTGCATCTCTCATTGATCCGACATAATGAAAATTGCAGGCTTGATAGATTGTCCCTATCTCACCAGCTAAATCATCAACGGTTGAAGTAATGACTTTGTATTTCTCTGGGAGCATCTTGATGGATGATGTGATCAATTTGGATGCTGAGTGTGGGTGTGCCCAATGGATGCAAACACCTCTTGAAAGAAGAATGATTTTGCCGGTGAAATCGTATTTGTCCCACCGCCCAAGATTCTCTATGTACTCTGGAGAGTAGCAGACCACACCACCACAAATGCCCTCCCAAAAGATGCCAAAACAATATTTGACGATAGCAGGCATACAACCAAGCCATTCATATTTTTCAACAATGAGCTTTGCCGTTTTGCGATCAATGGGTTTGACTTCGGCTTTTTTAATATCGGTATCGATGGATTCCCACCAAGCACCAAACAGATTCTCACCGGCTTCTACTTTCTGGAAATGCTCCCTCATCAATCGCTGGTGAGCTTTCATTTCACAACCTTGATTGGGAGTTTCTGTTCTACCAGCTTTTGATACTTCTCAATATTGGATTCACGAAGTTCTTTTCTGAGCTTTCGAATCTTTCGCTTCTTTGTGACATCAAGAAAGAAATCACCGTATCGAATTATTTTTTCATTCATACCACTGCCTATAGTTCTTTAAGATCATTTTCAGATTTGATTCGCATTCATAAAGAATCTCAATCTTGTTTGTGAATTTATGTTTCTGGATAAGCAAAACAGATTCAGTTTCCAGATGATTGAGATTCAAAAGAATGCAATAGTGAATTGCCTCTTCACGTTTGGTTTGCTGGTCTTGTTCAGATAGAAATTGAGGCTCATCATACCAATCATCATGATTATCAATCATCAATTGAACGTATCGAATAGACTTTTCAATATCTTCAATACCGTTTTTATATCGATGTCTCATCACATATTTGGCAACATTCCCTTCACAATTATCAAAGCCCAATGCCATGATGACATTGATCACTTCAATCTTTCCGTGATTGTAATGGAGAGGTACATTCACCGGATCATAAGAAGAAGCCGATGGAACGTTAGTTTCACCGGCTTCTGAATAGGCGTGTTCGTCCATTACTTTTTCCGCTTCTTCTTTTTGGTTGTCTTGGCTTTGGCTTTCTTTGCCGCCGCTTTACCTGATTTAGTGTATGGATATTTCTTTCCAGCTACTCTTGGCATTTGCTCAGTTCCTTTAATTGATATAAACAAAACGAAAGGGAACAGATAAACGACA